AAAATAAACGGCGTTCCCACATAGGTCATGCGGCTAATGCCCTTTTCCAAGAACACCAAACCAAACTCACCGCCACGGATGCCGACAATCTGGCCGCCATCAGCAATGTCTTGGAAGTCTGCTTGCGTTACTTGGCTTGAACCCCAAGAAGTTTCTGCATTAATGCCAGACCAACGCACTCGGCTTGGATAAAGCGTTGAGCTTTCAGTTGTAAACCCTGTGACTACAAAGTCACGAACAACCGTTATGAACTTGCACACAGGCGCAGTACCAGACAAATCAGCAAATGCTGTAGAAGTCCCCAATGTGAAGGCCTGTATTGGGTCACTGTTGTTTGTGCCAATAATGACGTTTCCAAACTGAGTAAACCTAAAACGATCATTGCTTGCGTTAGGCGTGTATCCACCAGTCTTTGACACGTTAGTCAAAGCGCCAACACCAGACACATCAAAAATTTTTGTTGAGCCAGCAGCAAAAAGTTTAGTTGCGTTTGCGGGTGTTTTACCAGCAACCAGAGTAGTCAGGTTTTCACTGGCAGCAGCAGAGAACCTTGCAGCAGTAGGCAAAGGCCCGTATCCAATAGCCTGAGAAACCACGTTCTTGGCATCAGTTAAAGCGCCAGAGATACCAGGCTGGTCAGGCATCCATTCGCCAAAGGTTAGTTTTGTTGTTGCCATGTGTTGTTTCCGTTTGCTATCTGCGCCCAAGAATTATTTGATGCCGGAACATCAGTCCAAGTGTTATCTGAAACACTTATCTCAGTCCATGTGTTTTCGTTGGTGGTGTCAGTGACCCAAGTGTTTTCAGAATCAGGCACTTCAATCCAGCTTTGTCCATTAGATGCCTGCGCCGTTAATGTCACCGTGCAATTGATAGACGAAACCCCGGCAAATATAGCATTGGCAGACGCAGCAAAAGCCGCCACACAATCCGCACTTGCCACGCCTCCGGCGATAACATTGCCCAAAGCAGAAACCGTAGTCGAACAAGAAACATTTGCAACCGCATTATTGACAAGGATGGCGTTAGCGGATGCTGTTGCGTTGGCAGAGAAAGCAGCGTTTGCGTTGGCAATAAAGCCACCCAAAGCAGTTACGTCTGCCGAACACAGTATTGCGGCGTTTCCAAACTGTATCACCGCACCGTTTGCGGCAAAAGATGCAACCGCGTTAACAGAACCAGCAGCAAACTGAATTCTTGTTGCATCGGATACCACTGTTGCATCACACAGAACAGCGGCGTTGGCATCTCTAATTCTGATTGCTTCAGCAGAAAGATTAGCATTTGCAGTGACACTTGCGGAGGCATTTGCAACAAGTCCACCATTGGCCGACACGCTTGCGCTTGCGTTTACTGCTGCGCTTCCAGGTTGAATCCTTGTTCCGTCAGCCACTACGCTTGCAGTTGCGTTAACAGCGCCAGAAGCAAACTGAATTCTTGTCGCCTGCGCTGCTACTGCCGCCTCACAAACGACAGCAGCGTCAAAGAGCCTAACTCTAGTTGCATCAGCAGAGACATTTGCATTTGCGGCGACACTTGCATTACCGCCTGCAACAAGGCCACCATTGGCTGCTACGGTTGCATTTGCAGTTACTGCGGCACTACCAAGCTGAACAAGTGTGCCATCGGCTGTTACGCTTGCGGTTGCATTGACAGCACCAGAGCCGGACTGAACCCTGATTGCTTGCGCTGATACCGTTGCCGCACAAGAGACAGACGCATTGCCTTGCTGGACAAGAATGGCCGTTGCGCTAACAGAAGCAGAGGCGGTGACACTTGCGCTTGCAATCTGAACTCTGGCTGCGGTTGCAGATACGCTTGCAGAGGCAGAAATACTGGCAGAGGCTTGTTGAACAATACCAGCTTGTGCGGTTACTGAAGCACTTGCGTTAACCGATCCAGAGCCAATCCACAGCGTAACAGAGGTGTTATATAAATCGCTGTCAAGACTTAGCGTTAAGTCATCAATGCTGGCTTTAAGAAGATCGAGGCTATCAATAGTCCACGGAGGATAAAGCTCACCAGTACCACCAGCATTATCGAAAATGCCAGTGTCAAATATACCAGTGTCAAATATTCCGGCCATGAACTATTCCTTGAATTATTAGCAATCCTCGGCGTTCTCAAACCCGACTTGCAGTTTCAGGTCAGCATACAAACCGTCCATCAAGTTGCCTTGTGGTGTTGGGCAGTAGAAAGCGTGTTGTGCCACTTCCTGTGCGTTTGCTTGACGAGCATCAGCATTGGCAGACACTGACACTTGGTATTGCACCTGATCTTTATTGCCAAAGATGTTGGTGATACGGGCGTATGCGTCTGTGAATGGTACGCCTACGTTGCTTGTGGGGATAGAGATTTTCAGAGCCATTAGAAGGTCACCTCAGTTGTTTCGATTTTGCACACCCATCGGATTGTTGTTGATGCCGCACCAGTAACAGTCACAGCAATGCCACCGTTGGTCGTGTCAGCAGTGATAGCCAAGACCCATGTGACAGCACCGACATCTTGAGCAATAACAGTTGGAGTAACAGCCGCAACCAAAGCTGTTGTTCCAGCGTTAGCACCACGCTTGATTACGCCTTCAAACTTCCAGCCTGATGTAGTGCCGCCGCCAGTTACGTTGGCAATGCAAGTGCCTTGGAATGTGTATGCGCTGTTGTTGGGTAGGATGATTTGGTTTTGTGTGCCAGCAGCGCTTGTGTTACTTCTGAGAACTGTTGCGGTTGCGTCTGTGGTTTGACGACCAAGTAATAACGTAGCTGTTTGTTGAGCGCCTGCAAGAGCTGTAATTGGGCTAACTGATGCAGGCGCTACAAAGTTTCCGGCAATACCTCTTGTTGTTCCATAATTACCACCAAGAACAATAGAAGCATCGCCAGATGCTGTGTTAATTAAACCACCAACAACTGATGAATATGAATTAGTGGCATTGCAACCAAAACCGCCACCTATAAATGCAGAAGCATTACTTGCACCATTTGCGTACCCGCCAACAATAGAAGAATTTTGACCGCTTGCTGCGTTGCTTGAACCACCAACAATAGAAGAACCTTCACCGCTTGCTGTGTGGCTAGTCCCACCGCCAATAAAGCAGTTAACCGATGTTGCAGCATTATTATTCCCTCCTGCTATTGCAGAATTATAGTTAGCTGAAGCAATATTTGCTTTATTTAACGAAATCCAGCCACTTGAATAAATACCACCGCTTATTCCAAAAGAAATGGCTTGTTTTGAATAAACAAGAATTATTGATTCGCCTTGTCCTAACGTATACAAAGCAGAATTTATATCTGCGCCACTTCCATTTGTATCGGATGAGTAAATTTGAATATATTGAGTGCCGCTACTGTATCGTTGATTAGCAATGGTTATTTGTTTACCTTCAATCGGTGCTGTTGGCAAATAAACTCTAATAGTGCTATTGCCTGTTGCACCAGTGCGAAAGACTTGAACGGGAGCGCAGTCATCTGGCAAAGATACTGAGCGAACAGCGGCTGTGCTTGCAAATGTTCTAAAGAAATCCCACACCTGAATTGCAGGCGTGTTCTCGGACGCAAACCCCGTAAACATCAATAATCTCCACCAATAGCAGTCAGGTGGAAGCCTGCCGCCACTGCTGTACCAAACGTAGCGTACACACGATAACCTGCTGCCAAGCTAATGTTCAACGGCAAGATGATGTCGGGTTGTTCTGCCGTTTGCGATACCGTTGTTGCTGACAGTGTTCGCTCAAGATACAACGTGTTGTTAGCTGCTGTTGTAGTTACAGAACCGTTGTTAATCCAGATGCGGATCACAGTCGCCACGTTAGTGCCAAGCGCCCTGACCTTAATGAAATCAAGCCGTGAGCCTTCCACAGCACCCGCTGTTTCAATCGGGCCGTAGATCGTGCCGCTGGTCAGGTCGGTTGTTGTGTTGGCCGACAAGCCGGGAGTGCCAGCAGTTGCGGCTGTTCCGCTTACCCAAGAGTTAACGGGTATTTTCGGGAAAATAGGTGAGATATTTTGTGCCATTACATTGCTCCAATCATCCAAGTATCTAAAAGTGCTTTAGGTGAAGCAGTGCCGCCGCCACCAGTTGCAGACAGCGTTCCAGCACTCAGCAAAAGCCCACTGCCAACAGCAATTTCTTCTGCCGCACCCGTTCCAGCAGTAGAGCGCCCAAGCAGGTTCCCGGTAGCCATGTTAATGGCGTGCGCTTCATTCCACTGAGCCTTACGGATTTCTCCGTTGCCAGCGTCAGTGCCAGTGGCTTGGGTTGCATGAGTGACTTGGATGGTCATATTAAGCCAGTGTTACGCTCAAAGAACCGATGGCAATACGGAACACATCACCAGTTGCAATGGCCTTAGAAGCATCCAAGGGTGTGTGATACAGCAAGTTGCCAGCAGTCAAAGCGTCACGGATGCCAACGTGAGTAATAGTTCCCCACGAGTTGCCAGCTTGAGGAAACTCAATAACCGCGCTGTTTGTTGTTGCACCGTTAGATGGTGCGCCAAATGTGATTGATTGACGAGCATAAGCAGTGCCGGAACATTCAGTCCCAGTATCAGCATCAGTTGGATCTGTGGTGTACAGAGCCAGATACACAGTCGTTGGTGCTGTGTATGCGGTATTGCGGAGAGTCACATTTACAAGTGCGTTCTCAAGATAGTTCGACATTTCAGCCATGATTTACCTCACAAAGTTGTTTTGATTACAAGGGGAACGCCTGAGTATTGACCTTCTTCGTCAGAGCGTGTTATTGATGCCATTGCTCTATCAAACATAGTTCCCCATGTGTTGATTCGTGCATCGTCCATCAAATAGGGTGCGGCCTCAAGCAAAGAGCCATAAAGCAGAGCATCGGGCGTGTTAGCCAAGAAAGCGTTACTAGCATTTGAGCTACTCAAAAACGTAGGCGCTCCAAAGTAAAACATCTTTACCGTATATACAGCATCAGGGATTGGCGACAGTTGGAAGTCGTTAGCCAGGACTGTGTAATCTTGTGGCTTGCCTGATTGCCATGAGCGTGTGTTTCGGTTAAAGGCCGAAGGGCTGTAGTAGTTCAAAGGCTGAACTGGATTGCCAACGACAACAAAGTCACGCACCTCAAGAAAGTCGCTTGGAAGTTCAACAGTCTCATCACCGGCAACAGTTGCAGTCGTAACAGACTTCAGCATTTGACGGATACGCAAGTCACGGCGCAAGCGAAGTTCAGCCAAGCGAATGAAATCAGGGATCTGTGTAGTCAGATCAGTTCGAGCCAAATAACCGGCGATGGTTGTTTGTAACTCAGTGTAGGTTGTGAAGCTCATTTAGATCACTCCTGGACGAGTACGCCATGCACGATTGTCTGGGTTATTGAGCCACATCGCAAACTTAGCGTTGTCAATAACGTGAAACCCACGCATGATGCCTTGGTTGTTCAGGTCATCAATAGCAGTCAAAGGAATCGACGCTACCTTGTTCCCGTAGGGATTATCAGACCACTTGGCCCGTTCGTCGTAGCTGTTGAACTCTTGCTTATTGCGTTCAATGATGGCAGATACGTCTTGAGCAGTTTGAATGACCAAACCGCCTTCACCATCAGCGTGAGCAACAGATTTGCGAAATGTAGGGTTTTCCATAGTTGCAATTCTAGCATTTACATGATAAATAAAAAAGCCCCCCAAGGTTTCCCAAGAGAGGCTTTTGGCTAACTTACGTTAGATCAAGGTGTCAAGTCAGCGATACAGCCATGAGCAGCTTGGTTCTTGACTTCCAGAGTCAATTCGCACAGCAACTGAGTCTTCTCAGCATCACCAGTTTTAGCCAACTCAATGGTTTCAAAAGGACGCAAGAAGGACACGGCAGCCATGTCGGGGTCAACAATGAACGCAGTCTCATCGCAGTTGTTGGTGCTGTTCATGAAGCGGTTAGGCACAACCGAAATAGTGCCGAAGTCGCTCATATAGACATCAGCAGCGCCGATGATGGTGGTTGGCTGGTCGGAAGGAGCCATGTAACGCTGTGCAGCGATACCAGCAAAAGCCGAAACCAGTTGCTTGTGAGCAGGGTTAACCATCAACACTTTAGGCGAGCCACCAGCGGTGTACACCTCGGCAATCACAGTCTTCAAGATTGTCTCAGTGAAGGTGCGGTTTGTGCCGTCAGTACGGGCAGTAGAACCACCAGAACCAGCAACGCCGCTTGTGCCGCCGTCATAGTTGGTGTTCAGCCATGCCTGCAGGCCACCCAAGGTGCGAGCAGTGCTGGAGTTACCAGCAGCAGACACTTGGTTAGACAACAAGGTCAACTCGATGTTGCGCTTCAGTTCAGCCGAAACTTTAGCCATCTGGTAAGCCTTTTCAGACTTACGACCAGCTTTGTCAACAGCTTCCAAAGTACCGGCAATAGCGATAGCCTTGGTAAAGATCTGAGTGCGGTTGCCAACACGGGTTGTAGGGCTTGCTGTGATGCTGGACTGATCCGCACCTTCAACAGCACCACCCAAAGCAGCACTTGCCAAAGCGTCAGTCTGCCACTCATGGAAAGTAGCAGTTGCTTTGTTCTTGCCGATAGACGACATGAAAGGCGTGTCGGTGGGAGAGATGTTATAGATAACATCGGAGAGGTCTTCGCGCATACCGATGGCGGTATAGGTTTGATAGGTAGGCATTTTAAAGCTCCAAAAATTTAAAGGAATCGTTCAAATGCAGCAGCAGCATCACGGACTTTGCCGGTTTGACGCAGCCTTTGCATCACTTGTTTATCTTGCGATGACTGAGTGTTTGGCGTTGAAGTTCCGGGTTTAAGCATCTTCGGGGCTTGCTGGACTTTCTTCAAAGTCTCCGGCTTACCCTTTTGAAGTTGCTCAAACTTCATTGCTTTATACAAAGTCAACACAGCACGATGGTCGTACACTGAGGAGAGTTCTTGATCTGACCAGCCAACAGACTTTGCATATTCACGGATTTCTTTCCGAATTGCATCACCCTTTGGCGTGTTCAGTTCTGGGATAACAGACGCGAGCTTTTCAGATTCAAACTTGAGATGGTTTTGCAGGCTTTGCTGTTGCTCCGCTTGTTGCTGTTGGGCAATGCGTTGCTGTTCGGCTCTTACTACTGCTAACTGCTTCTCACGTTGGGTCTGTTCTGCTACCTTAACGGCATAACCGATAGGGTCTGTTTCTTTCAAAACTTCTAAATCCTCACCCCGATTTTGCTGGCTCAAGAAGCTATCGAGTGCCTTCAATTTCTGGGCGTACGCTTGTCGCTCTTGTTTTACTTGCTCCAGATGACTACGCTCGGCATCCATTGCTTTGCGCTGTTCAGCCAGTGCTTGAGATTTTTGCGTGTAATCCTTGCTGCGCTGATAGCCGTTAATAAGTTCGTCAAGTTCGACCTCAACTTCCTCACCACCGACTTTTGCTTTGTAGCGGGTTTTTACTTCCTCTACAGGCTCGTCCTGATATTCGGACTGTTCTTCAGCTTCACCACTTGTTTCAAGTTCTTCGGTTTGTTCTTCAGGTTGGCCTTGTTCGGCTCCTTCGTCACCACCCATCAAACTCATAAACGCATTGGCTGCTTGGTTTACGTTCAGGCTTTCACTCCCTTGCGGGTTGGTGTTTTCCATGTGCTATCTCAGTTTTCGCCAGAAACCGTCTGGACTGCGGGTAAGTTTCCTTACAGAATTCGCCACTTTTTTTCCTGAATCTTGGTCTCTGCGGCAATGCCTTGCAGGTGTCCAAGAAACAGGTCAAGTGTCTTGATGTGGTTGTAAGCGGCTTCACGCTCGTCTACCTCATCTCGATTAGTGTTAATTATCACACTAATCTGCTGATTTTTCAAATCATCCATGACTTTTGTGAAAAAATCATCTTTGAGAAGGTTATTAGCCCACTCAGCTTGAAGTTTTTTGTCCATGTTTAGATCAGGGATTTAAGTTTCTTTTTGGAGATTTTGCCTTGATTGAGCATAGACAAAAGCCCTTCACCATACTTATCAACAGATGATTTTCTGATAACGTATTCACCAACTTCAAGAGCGCCGTAACCATCATCCTTGCCTTTTGGATTTTTCCCCATCAGACGGTTTTTAGTGACTTTACCGCCTTTTGCATATCCTCCATCGCCGCCAGAATCTGAGCCAGAATCAGAACCACCATCAGAATCGGAGCCGCCATAACCAGTTCCATCACCGCCAATTCCATCACTTCCACTGTCGCCATAGCCGCCATCACCAAACCCATAGCCAGAACCAGATTCAGCAGCAGCGGCTTCAGCGGCGGCAATTGCACCAGCGGCGGCTGGATCACCGCCACTCATGGCGGCATCAGCAGCGGCTTGGCTTGCAGCACCAATGGCGGCATCGCTATAACCCAAGGAACTAGCAACATCAGCGGCAGCGGAAGCAGCATTTGCGGCAGCGCCACCAGTTCCACTTGCGCCTGTCGTAGCAGTAGCTTGGCCTACTGGAGACCCAACAACAGAATCCATTGCTGCTGAAATTGCCGCTGTGTTTGCCGGATCATTTACGTCTAGGCCAATTTGATCTGCAATAACACTCATGTTGTTTGCCACGTTTGCAGCGTAGTTTGCAGCGTTGATGCTGTTTGCAATTGTGTCTTTTCCAAATAAGTTAGCAACCAAACCAGCAGGGAGGCCCGTTGCCAAACCAATTCCAGTAGCCAAGCCGCCAACAATGCCGGGGCTTACGTTTGCAGACTGAGTAAGTCCAGTGCCATCAATACCAGTTCCACCAGCCGCACTAGCTGCTCCATCGCTTCCCCCTGAATCGTTGTTAATTGTGTTTATAACGTCAGCCACCCTTGGCGTTCTGTAATCATCAATGTTAAAAGCACCAGGGGTAAAGGTTTGCGCTTGATTGCCAATTGGCGTAAACCCAGATTCTTGGTAAACCATAGACGGGTCAATAAAGCGGTTAGCCCCATACATTCCTTGTGGTTGCATATATTCCATGCTTGTCGGGTTGTACTGGCTCTGTATACCGCCAATAATCTGGTCAATGCCCAAACCAGCCGGAACACCTTGACCAACTCTATTCATTCTCAGGATTGCTTGCAATTCTTCATAGGTCATAAATTACCCCGGAATTTCAATGTTGGATGTGATACCAGCTCCGACCTTCATGGCTTTAAGTTGCGCTTCAGCCTCAAACTCTTGCTGCTTCATCATGAAGTGCATATTCATCTTCTCGCGCTCAAGTTGCAACTTAGAGGCTTCTTTCTCACGCATGATCTCCAACTCAGCCGCAGCCTTCTCGCGCTGAAGCTGTAATTCCAGCGCAGCTTTCTCGCGTTCAAACTGCATATCAGCCTGCATCTTGGCTTGCTGCATTTGCATATCAGCTTGGAACTTTGCCTGCTGTGCTTGGATCTCAGCCTGAGTCTTTGCCATGAACGCTTGCACTTCAGGCGACATTGGTGGTTCTTGAGGCGGTGGGTTAGACAGTTGCTGGTCTTGCTCTGGGCTAATCGGCTTAAAGAACTCAGCGGAATCCTTAAAGCCAGCAGCCTCAACCATACGGCCAAGTGTTCCACGGTACTGACCAAAGCTCACAAACGGGTTAGCTGGCCCGTACTGACCAATCATTTGCTCTTGCTTTGCCATCACCATCTGAAGCATAGCCATCTGCTGGTCGCGGTTGCCGTTACCCAAACCCACGTTGATAGAGATGTCAAACTTGTTTGCCCATGTGCGGGGATCAACAGCCACATAAGTGCCACGCAGACGAATGATTCGTTCTTTCTGCTGGTACTTGCTGACCAACTGCATGATGCCCTCAAACAGCTCTTTCACACCTGATTCAGCAAAGATACGGGCAATCAGTTCAATCTTGCCAGAACCCGCTTGTTGCATAGAAGCAACAG